CATGGGCGATTGAACACCGCGCACCGGCGTAAGGTGACAGCCAATGAGCTGTCAGACCATTCAGAGTGAATGCGTCAGGTTAGGTGCTCGTATACCGATCACCCTGGACTTTTCGCAATTTGCTGCTCGTTCGTGGCGGCGCGGTGCTATATTCGCATCTCAAGTCAGAATCCGAGGTAAAACCCCCGGTTTCGAATACGAAGCACTAAGTACCGGTCAGACCGGGCAACGTGAGCCGACGTGGCCGTCAACCATCGGTGAGACAGTGGTTGACGGCTCCGTCACATGGGAAACCAAGGCAATTTCAGACGCTAGTTTCCGAAAGACTTTGTCGCTGGTCGAGTGGGATGCGCCGGTTGGAATCACAGTTTCAGGCGAGTTGATAGTTGCCGCCAACGGGGAGCAAACTGCTACCGCGTATCTGGAGCCAACCGTTGCAGGCACCTACACCGTGGTTGCGTGGGTATCGTTCTCTGATTTGCCGTCGCATCGAGAAGGGTTCGCTATCGAGTTAGAAGTGGTGGAGTAAGAGATGCCTGTAACATTGCCTGTTGATCCCGCCGCTGACGCCTATGCCGACGTTGCATTCGGTGATGCCTATTTCACAGGTCGGCCCAACGCAGCCCATTGGACTGGTGGCACGACCGAAGAACGGGAGTGGGCGCTCAAAATGTCCACTTCTCTGTTGGACGCGGTGGCGTGGCGCGGGACAAGGGCCTATACGGTGGCGGAGAATGCGCTCCAGTGGCCGCGAACAGGGTATGACCCCGACGACATATCAGCGCCGACTGATTCCGTTCCCCGAGCAATCCAGAACGCTACCTGTGAACAGGCGCTGTATCTACTGCAAAACGGAACGCTGGCGTCGGGACAGAATCCTCTGACCCAAATCAAAGTCGGTAGCATCTCGTTGTCGTATGCGGTATCTGACCAGACCAGTGCTCAGCCCATCTTCTCTGGCGCTGTCCTGCGCATGATTGCGCGGTACATTGGGGTCGGCTTCGGCGGCACGTTGAGTCTGGTTCGCGCATGAGTTTGACGGCTCAAATAGCTGAGGGCATACAGGCGGCTTTCACTGCCGCCGGCGATCTGGTTCAAACCGGCCAGATTCAGCGTACCACACGCGGCGAGTACGACCCGGTCGAGGCCGCATACCCCGAGTCAACCCAGTCATGGACCGGAAAAGCAATCACTGAATCGTACTCCGCATATGAGATCGATGGGGCGGTGATTCAAGTTGGTGATGTAAAGGTGTTGTGGCTTTCGGATTCTGCCAACCCGGACCCCGAACCGGGTGACAGGCTTACTCTTGGTGGTGAGACTTTTCGTATCATCAATAACGAGCCGATCAAACCCGGTGACACTGTCTTTTTGCACGTCATACAGGCGCGTCGTTGATGGCGGCTGATGCGGACTTTTCTGCCCAGATCAGAAAGTTTGCCCGCAAATCGCTGGCCGACGCCGAAGTTGTGCGCAAAAAAGTCTCACTCGATATTTTTCACCGTACAATCATGCGGACCCCAGTAGGCGACCCGTCGTACTGGAAAAACCCAGCACCACCCGGATACACGGGAGGATCGCTCCGTGCAAACTGGCAAGCGGAAAAGGGCGATTCCCCGCCCGGCGAAATCATTAACACAAAGGACACATCTGGCTCTTCTACTAGGGCGCAGGCGAGTCGTGTCATATTGGGGGCTGAGTCGAATGACACATTGTGGCTGATCAACAATTTGCCATACGTACGCCGAGTTGAGTACGAGGGGTGGAGTCCGCGACAAGCACCACAGGGTATGGTTCGTGTGTCGATCGGTGAATTCAAGGGGCTGGTTAAAAAACGGGCCAGAGGGAGCACGTTGTGAGCTATGAATTGATTCAGTCGGTGTTGGAGTCCGAACTTAAAGCATTTGCTGATGGTGAGTCTATCCCTGTTGCATGGGATGGCGAGCCAATGCGCGATGATGAGGTTCCTCTGTACCTCGTGCCGGCGTTCCTGCCATCCGAGCCAGAAATGGCGACAATCGGCACAAATGGTGAGGACAAATTGCAGGGTCTTTTTCAGATTTCCGTTCGTACCCCGAGAGATGGTACAATGGGACCTGTTCGAAGGTTGGTTGATGATCTGGTGAGGGTGTTTGGTCGAGGAACATATATCTCGGCTGGTTCGACCACCGTCACCTGTGAACGAGCATGGCCGGCACCTCGTGTGCTGACCGAAACGTGGATATCGGTGCCGATTTCGGTTCGCTGGTATTCTTATGCAAAAGGCCGGTAGTGGCCAACGGAGGATGAAACATGCCTAAGGCAACAGGTGCACAAGCCGGCGTCGCGTATATTGAAGAGTCAGTGCTGGGTACGACTCCCGCAACGCCATCTCTGATTGAGGTCGCATCAACCGGGTTCACCCCGGAGATCACCAAGGATGGTGCTGCATCCGCAGACATCCGTAGCGATCGCATGATCTCGGATTTCCGGCATGGCTTCCTGTCGGCGACATTCGGCCTCAATTTCACATTCAAACACGGCGAGTTCGACGCATTCCTTGAGTCGGCTCTTTTCGGCGCGTGGGCGGCCAATGTGCTTAAAGCCGGCACAACGCGCAAGTCGTTCTCGATCGAGGCCGGATACAAGGACATCTCGCAGTATTTCCTGTACACCGGCTGTGTCGTCAACAACATGACACTGTCGCTGTCGGCCGAAGCCGCCGAGGTCACGGGCGCGTTCAACATGGTCGGAATGAACGCGGTGCGTTCGGCGACGAGTGCCGACGCCGACGGGTGGACCCCACCGGGGGCCAAGCGGGCATTCGACAATTTCACCGGTTCCATTCTGGAGGACGCCGCCCCGATCGCGTTGATCACCGGGCTGGAGCTGTCTCTCGAAAACGGTATTTCGCCCGCCCGCACCCTGTTCCAGCGTAGCGCCGCCGATCTGTTCCACGGGCGCTCCAATCTGACCGGTACGGTGTCGGCCTATTTCGAGGACGGGGCGCTCGTCGACAAGTTCATCGACGAAACCCCGACTTCGTTGCAGTTCACACTGGAAGACCCGGATGGCAACACGATGCAGTTCCTGATTCCGCGTGTAGTGTACACCGGCGGCAGTCCGCCGGCCGTCGACGGTGAGGGTGGGCTAATCTTGTCCATGCCGTTCCAAGCAGTCTATGACCAGACTGCCCAGACGAACCTTCAAATCACCCGTTCGGTCTAAGGTGTAGGATGATCGATCTGTCTAAGTTCGACCTCTCGCCTGAAGGTGAAGAGATGGTGGTTACTCATCCGGCTACCGGTGCTCAACTCATCGATGAGAGCACCGGTGAGCCGGTTACAATCACCCTTGTTGGACGCGATAGCGACGAATTCCGTACTGCCCAGCGCAAAAACATCGATAAGCGCGCAGCGATGCAGAAACGGATGATGTCGTTTGAAGAGATTGAGGCCGAGGCGACCGACACACTGGTCGCCTGCACCAAGGGGTGGAAACATGTAGGGCTGGACGGGGAAGACCTGCCATTTTCCGCTGAAAATGCCCGCAAGCTCTATACAAGGTATTATTGGCTGCGTGAGCAGGTTGATGTCTTCGTAGCGAGGCGGGCAAATTTTTTCAGACCCTGATAGAGGAAGCCCTAAAGTATGCGGAGAACGAGTTTGTATTGAGTTCTAATCAGGGCGGCGGCTCCCTACGATCACAGTTGATGAAGGTCGAAAGAGAGACAGGCAAAAGGCCCGCTCAATTAGATGCTGGGGGGACCCTACCGATATCGTTGGCGCATGTTTGGGGTTGGTTCCTTGATCTGCACTCAACGAGAGATGAGGGAGGTATTAGTTACGGCGAAATCAAAGCGTGGGCTGAACTCACTGGGAGACAGCCGCGCTACTGGGAAATCGAACTAATCCGAGAGTTCGATCAAGCATGGCTTAGATGGAGGGCGACGCGGAAGTCGTAACAAAAAATGTCAGTAGATGTTGCCTCACTTGCAATCCGCGTTGAAAGTCTCGAAGCCAGAAAGGCCCAGCAAGACCTTGATGGTCTGAGTCGCGCCGGCGCACGTTCCGAACAGTCAATGAAGGCGCTCCTCTTGCGCACGGTCAGTTTGACTGCTGCTGTGGCGGGGATGGCGGCACTCTACCGGGCGTCCAGCGACCGCGCCCGTCAATTCAGCACCTCCGTATCCGAACTTTCCGCAATCACTGGCGCGACCGGTGTCGAACTGCAGAAGCTCACCGATGCATCCAAGCGATTCGGTGCAACTACCACACTCTCCGCGTCCGAGGCCGTAAAGGCGTTCCAGTTGGTGGCGTCCGCGAAGCCTGACCTGTTGGGTAACGCCGAGGCTCTCACTGCCACAACCGAAGCCGCCATCAGGTTGGCCGAGGCAACCGGCCAATCACTGCCGGAAGCCGCAAATACCCTGGGTTCCGCTCTTAACCAGTTTGGTGCGGGTGCTGAGGAAGCAGATCGGTTCATCAATGTCCTCGCGGCCGGCTCGCAAAAAGGCGCTGCATTGGTTGGCGAGGTTGCTGAATCATTGAAGACTGCAGGTGTGGTTGCTTCATCTGCTGGTATTTCGTTCGAAGAAACGAATGGAGCCATCCAGCTGTTGAGTCAGTTCGCTATTAAGGGCAGCGAATCCGGCACTGCATTGCGTAATGTGATCTTGACGCTGAACACTAGTATGGACGAGAATTTGCGTCCGTCTGTGGTCGGGCTTGGGCAGGCACTGGAAAACCTCTCCGATATGCAGCTCACCGAGACGCAGCTTCTCGACATTTTCGACAAGCGCTCTATTACTGTCGCCAAAACTCTGATCAATAACCGCGATAAGTACGAAGACCTTACGGAAGCAATCACCAACACCAATATCGCACACACTCAAGCGGCGACGCGGGTTGACAACCTTGATGGTGACATCAAAGGACTGAACTCCGCGTATGAGGCTCTGCTCATCACCCTTGGTGAGAATTTCATGCCCATGCAGCGGGACGTGACGCAACAGATGCGCAATTCCCTGTTGGCGCTCAATGATTATGCGGAATCTGCTCAGGGTGCTGGCGATAACTCCATGATCATGGCTTTTGCCATGGCATCGCTTAGCAAAATTGCCTTTCGCGCCGGTGTCGAGTTTAAGGATCTGGGCGACCTGATTGGTGCGACCGCCGCACAATTGGCGGCTTTCGCGACTCTTGATTTCGATGCCGCACGGGCTATCGGTCAGGCGCGGCGCGACACCCGCGCCCAGCTTGAGGAAGAGATCGAACGGTATGGTGATATCGTCGATTTCGGCCAGATCATCCTCGACATGGAGCGCGAGCGCAACCAAATCATCGCCGAGCGCAACAATAGCGAGGACCCGGAAGACCCGGATGAGGGTAAGAACAAGGGTCCCGGCGAAGCAACTGTGTCTTCTAACCAACAGATGCTTGACGCCGCAATGGCCCGTCATACCCAAGGCATCGAGTTGATCAAACTCCAGACTGAAGCTGAAATTGCTGCTCTCATGGAGTTGACTGATCTGACGGTGGAGCAGGAGCAGATTCGGCGGGATCTGATTGCCCAGATCAGAGAGGAAGAGATCAATCAGATCAAGGACTCAAAGAACGAAATTTTTGCTGCAGTCGAGGAACAGTACGCGTCCGAGCGCGACCTGATACGTGCCAAAGCCGAAGAGCAAATTGAAGCTCTGACGCAACTGACTGATCTTACGGCTGAAGAGGAACAACGTCGCGCCGATCTAGTCGCCGCAATCCGCATGGCTGAGCAGGAGCAAATCGATGCCATTAATAGCGATGCTATGGATAGAATCTATGAGCGGTACGCCACTGAGCGCGAGCTGGCGGAGCTTAAGGCGGAGGAACAGATCGAAGCGCTGATGGGGCTGACCGATCTGACTGCCGAGGAGGAGCAACGTCGTGCGGACCTGATCACCGAGATTCGTGAGGGTCTGGCAGAGAATCTGGTCAAGATTGAGGAGCGGCGAATCAAGCGCGAGGGGACGATGGCCGAGAAAGCCGGTCTGGCTCGTCTGAAATTCGAACAGAAAACCGCTAAAGAGAAGACCGACACTGTCCTTGGCGAGATGGTCAGCATGACGGCCGGTGTGGCTCAGCACAACAAAGTCTTGTTCAACATCAACAAGGCTGCGGCCATTTCTCAAGCTGTTGTCGATAACTATTCCGGCTTCATGCGCACCATGGCCGACTATCCGTATCCAATCAATATTGCACTCGCTGGTTTGTCCCTTGCGGCTGGTGCCAGTCAGATTGCCGCCATCGCATCCACCTCATATGAGGGCGGCGGTGGTGGTACGACCCCGTCTGCCGCAGGTAGCATGGCAGTCATCAATGATCGACCGATCGAGAGTGACAGCGCCGGCGGCAATTCCATCTTGGACGAAGTCGAAGATCGCAGAAACCTCGATCGGGATAATTCAATTCAGGTCGTCGTGACTGGCAATGTCGGGTGGACGCCTGAAATCATCGACGAATTGGCCGAGGGACTGAGGCAGGCAACCGAAGATCGCGATGTTGTGATCATCGGCAGTAATTCGCGGCAGGCCCAAGAAATCACGGGAGGTGGTGGTGGCTAGTGTAACTTACACCGCGAGGCGAAGCCTGATGGCCGGTGTCACTGTCGGCACCGAGGTGACGCTCGATTTCTATGTTGATCAACTTGATCGACAGCGTAATGTTGAGCGCCCGCGCAGGGTGTCCTTGGGCGGCAGGGTCGAATCCATTTTGCACCGATCGGAGTCTTTCATTTCGGCGCGGTTCCAGCCCGTGTTGGAAGAGGATTTTGGCCCATATCGACAGTTTCTCGATTCTGTTGAGGGCGGGGAGGAATTCGTATTCGACCCGTACGGGGTGGGCGCCTCGCCGGTGGAGCTGTTAAACTGCGTGATGGAATCAGATAAGTACACTGAGTCCAGAATCAACCACTCATATCTCACCGCTTCGTTCAAGGTCAGGGTGCTTTAATGTCTGGTTTTTCGCCGGTTTTCACGCAACAGCTCGCCATCCCGAATCGGTCGCTGCGGTATGTTATCACGATCGAGTTCGGCGGGGACTTGATTGCGTTGACTTCACATACCGATATTGTGTGGCCCGACGCGACTCAAACAATCTCTGGTGTGATCTCTGGCGTGTCGCAGGTGTCGCAGCGGCTTAATGTTCTGGAGTCGCGTTCCACTGTTGGTCGGCTGTCAATCAAGGCTATCGACTACAGCAACGAAATCAGCTCGATGCTGGCAACGATGCTGTCGCTTGGTTTCGGTGCGCGGAATCGCAGAGTGCGCTACTACATCGGGTTCGAAGGGTTTGTGGCTAGCGAATTCTCGATGATGGCGACCCAGTACATCTCGGAGATCACATTTGATGACGGCGAGTACCGCATTAATTGCCATGACCCGCAGGCGAGGCTCAAGCAGAGAATATTCTCGGTCAAGCGTACCATTCTGACTTCGACGGTGGCTGTTGATGCGACGACTGTCAATGTCGCAGACACATCGGATTTCGAGTTGGTCGTTCATGGCGCGTCTTACACTGACGCACCCAACAGCACCGTGGGCTACATCCTGATCGACGACGAAGTTATCAGGTATACCGGCAAGACCGCGACTAGTTTCACCGGGTGTACTCGCGGGGCATTCGGCACAAAGCCCAAAGAACACGAAGTTGGGGACGGCGAGACTTCGCGCCGTCCTGAGGTGCGCGAGTATGTTTACCTTGAGCTGCCGGCCATCAAGATGGCGTACGCGCTGCTCACAGGTATTGTGCATCCGGACGCGACAACTCTCCCCGATCACTGGCATACGGGCATCGAGCCTGAGTTGATTGATTTCGACTCTTTCACCGGGATCGGGCGCGATCTGTGGGACCCAACCAACGATCTTGCCGGTATGGTTATCAGGTTCACGGGGCCTGAAGACGAAGAATCGAAAGCTTTCATTGAGCGCGAAATATACCGGATGGCCGGCGTCTACTCTCCTATCTTGCGAGAGGGCGGTCTAATCTCACTGCGGCGTATCGCTCGTGTGGACCCGGAAACGCCGCATGTGGCGCGACTAACCTCTGCGAATGTGGTGAAGGTCGGCGCACTGAAGCACGACATCTCTGGAATGAAGAATGTGTTCCGGGTAGACTGGAACTACAATGACATAGAGGACAAGTTTACCCGCGCACTGCAGATCGAGGACGGTGAATCAATCACTCTCTATGGCCGCACCGATGTGCACAACCTGCAACTGCGTGGGCTGCACGGGGCGTCGCACACACAAAACACACTCTTAAACATTATCGACACACTGCGTGACCGGTTCTCCGGCCCGCCGCTGACGACCACTGTCGAGGTCTTGCTCAATACTGCTTCGGTGTCCGTTGGTGATGTCGTTCGCCTGACGCTTGATGTCGTTCGCGACTATCAGGGCAACGCGACGAGCATCGATCGCGCGATGGAAGTGCAAGAGGTTTCGCTCGACGCCGTGCGCGGTGTGCTCAAGCTCAAGCTCTTCGGATCCGCGCGCGCTAGCGAGGCGACGGTTCCGCAAGCCTCGGCCGCGCTGGCCGATGGCTTTTATAGCTCCGAGGGCACGGATCTCAGCTCTGTGACCTCGATCGATGTCAGCGGCAACCTCACGGCCGACGCTGACATCACCGGCGGGCCGGATCTCAACGCGCCGGCGGCGATCTTCTACTACATCGGCAATCTCACGATTCCGGCCGGTCGCACCCTGACGACGCGCCAGAATGTGCAATTGCGCGTCATGGGTCAACTGACCGTCAACGGCACCATCAGAGCCATCGATGGGCTGGCCGGGACGAGCGATAACTTCGGTAATGTTGGTTTAATCGGTGCGGCGTCTGGTGGTGTTGGTGTTTATTCTAGGGTGTCGGTGCTGAGCGGTACACCCCTGCGAACAGCGGAAACCATAGCCCCGGCAGTTGTCCGTGCACCGAATCTGACGCTGCCGCAGTTTGAACTTGAGAATTACGACGGCACCGAAATTCTAAACTTGCCGACGGATTTGCGCGGTATTGGTGCTCCGCGCGGCCGTGATGCGACAATGGAGTATGTGGTCCTAGCACAACCGGGGCCGTATGAGACATCCATCGCTTCCGGCGGTGCCGGCGGCGATGGTGGCGGCGGTCTGGTGGTGGTCTGTCGAGGCATGGCGACCGGCGTCGGTGGGCTGGTTGATACTTCGGGGGCGGCTGGGTCGGTAGGTGGCGCTGCGTTCCACGACATGTTGGGCATCCCGTTCGTTCAAGCTGGTAGTGGCGGCGGCGGCGGGCCGGGTGCGTTCCTGCTGCTGTTGGATGGCTCGCTGTCGATTATCCCAGACTTGGGAGGTCGATTCCATGCCAGAACGGGGGAAATCCCGGTCGGTGTGGGCGTTGGTGTTTTGCCGCAACCGTTCATCCCTGATCTCGTCCTGTTTAACGACACCAATCCGGCCTTCGACATCTGGCAAGGGAACAAGAGTGAATCGGATGAGCTGAACGAAGCTGTTTTTGATTCGGCTCTGCGGCGCATCCAGTTCATCCCCGACCCTGAGATACCGCTGCCGGATCCGGCCTCGGCCGAGGATCCCGGGCTCGTGAATGTCGTCTCGGGCGCGCTCACGCAGCCGGCCTTTATCTCGCCGGCCGAGGCCGACGGCAGTGCGCCCGATCTCACCGGGCTCGGCGGCACCTTCGAGGTGTTCCAAGGTGATCAGGATGTCACCGCGTCGGCGGTCTTCTCGGTCAACGTGCCGGCCGCCGTCGACGGGCTCACGATGTCGATCGATGCTGCCGGCAACTACTCCGTTTCGGGCGCATGGTCGAATGCCTCGAATTTGATCACATGGGAGCTCCGTGCTGAGTTCGAGGGCGTGATCCTGATTCGATCCTTTGTGCTCTCGAAGGCGCGCGCCGGCCTCGACGGCACGAATGCCGAGGGCGGCATCGATATCGTGTTCACCCGGGCCGCGTCGCAGCCGGCAACCCCGGCACCGTCGGACGGCACCCCGAGCGGCTGGTATTCCGATGTCGACTCAGTGCCGGCGACGGCCGATCCGATGTGGAGCTCGATCGGGCAGCGCCCCGATGCGCTGAGCAATTTCACATGGGAGACGCCGCTGCTCATCGAGGGAACGAACGGCAACCCGGGCGCATCCGTGGCCGAGGTCTCAGCCTACACCCGCAGCGCGGCGCAGCCGGCGAATGCGACGGGCGGCTCGTATGACTTCGACACGAACGCGCTCACCCCGCCGGCCGGTTACTTTGCCGACATCCAGACGGGCACGGATCCAGTGTGGATCGTGCGCGCGGTGGCGAGTATCTCCGGCACGAGCGGCGTCGACAGCTCGCTGACTTGGTCGGTTCCGGTGCAAGTGTTCGCCGATGGTGAGACCGGCCCGGAGGGGCCGCAGGGGCCGTCGGGCGACGACGGGATCTCGATCGCCGAGCTCTCGATCTTCACCCGCGACCCGGGCACGCCGGCGGGTCCGAGCGGCGGCTCGTATGACTTCGGCACCGGCGTGCTCACGCCGCCGTCGGGCTGGTTCGTTGATATCCCTTCGGCCGGCACCGACCCGGTGTGGACGGCACGCGCTGTTGCGAGCGTCACGGGCACGACGGGCGTCGACAGTTCGCTCGCGTGGTCTCCGGTCGTGCGCGTGTTTCAGGATGGCACCGACGGCACAAACGGCACAAACGGCACCGACGGATCCGGCGTCGATATTGTATTCCGTCGCGCTCCGTCGCAACCCGCGACGCCGGCACCGTCGACCGGCACCCCGGCGAACTGGTACAGCGATGTCGGCAGTGTGCCGGCTGGCGCGGATCCATTGTGGAGCTCGATCGGCACCCGCCCCGACTCGACCAGCGCGTACACATGGCAAACGCCAGTCAAGATCGAGGGCATCGACGGCGCTGAGGGGCCGGATGGGCCGCAAGGGCCGTCGGGGGATGATGGCCTATCGGTTGCCGAGATCGTGGCCTACAGGCGCTCAGCAGGCACGCCAGCGAACGCGAGCGGCGGCTCATACGATTTCAGCACAAACACTCTGACGCCGCCGGCTGACTGGTTCGCCGATATCCCGGCGGCGGGCACGGATCCCGTGTGGGCCGTGCGCACTGTTGCCTCGGTGGTCGGTCAAACGGGTGTCGACTCATCTCTCTCGTGGTCGGCTCCGGTGCGCGTGTTCGCCGATGGTGCCGACGGGCAGGCCGTCGACATCGTTTTCCGCCGGGCGACGACGCAGCCGGCGACGCCGGGCTCGAGTTCTGGCACCCCGACGGGGTGGTACAGCGATGTCGCTTCGGTTCCGGCTGGCGCGGATCCCTTGTGGAGTTCCGTCGGCACGCGCCCGGATGCTTCGAGCAACTTTACATGGCAAACGCCGATCAAGGTCGAGGGGCTCGACGGTGCCGAAGGGCCGGAAGGGCCGCAGGGGCCAGACGGTCCGACCGGGCCGCAGGGACCAGACGGTCCGACCGGGCCGCAGGGACCAGACGGTCCGACCGGGCCGCAGGGACCAGACGGTCCGACCGGGCCGCCGGGGCGTGATGGCGGCAACACAATCACGAACGGCGGTTTCGAGACCGGAGACGCGACCGGCTGGATTCTTCCGAGTGTTGGCTCTCCTGCAATTACATCATCTCAAACTCGCAGTGGCGGCTATTCTCTGTCTCTGGCCGAAGGCAGCGGCGGGCCAGAAGTCGCCTCCGAGTATTTTGCAGTCGAGCCCGGCGATCGATTCAGGGTCGGCGGTTACTTGATGCGTGATGAGTCGTCGCTGCCGGCCAGTCAAGGCCGCGTCGCGATGCGCTTTTATGATGAGAATAGCTCACAGCTTGCTATCGTAAATGCTGCAACCGCAAGCCAGTCGGTGTCCGGATGGCAGCGGGTGGAGGGATACGCTACAGCGCCGGCGGGGTCGAAGTATGCTCGAGTCGACTGCGGAACTGGATCAAATACGACAGCGGTCGGGCGCTGGTTTTTCGATGATATGTATTGCTATCGCACCCTCCCGGGCGGCGATATTGATGATGGCACTCTAGGCGTTACAAAGTTTGCCTCGAGCATTGAGCCGGTGACGATCGTGTCGTCGGTGCCCGGCTCTAAATCGACCGAGACGGTGTTCAACACAACCGACGGCAAGCTCTACCGCTGGAACGGCTCGGCCTACACGAAAGCCGTCGACGACGACGACATCGTCGAGATCAACGCGAACAAGATTAACGCAGACTGGCTCACGGCGGGGGCGATTTCTACGGGCGCGATCGGTGCAAATGAAATTGCCGCCGGAGCGATCACCGCCAACAAGCTCGCGATCTTTAGCACCTCTCAGGTGCTTATCGATGGCATGTTTACGAATGCGGGTAATTTTCTTCATGGAGCGGGCGGGGGCTACTCATTCGAGGATCGCATCTCTGACACAAACGTCGCCAACAACCTAGTCGCTCAAACTGCGCTCAAGATCCCGATCACAACGACAGCAAACGGTGTCTATGCTCGAACTGGCGACACTAACTATTTCAGTGTCACACCCGGGGAGACCTATCGCATCAAATACCGCGCATGGTGCACCTCGGACGCGAACACCGATGCAAGAATCTATCTTGCTCTCACGGATACCACGGGGGCGACTCGATGGCCGTCGAAAAACGCATCGAGGCTCGACTGCAACACCCCGGGCGGGTACTGGCTTGAAGGGCTGGTCACTGCCGAAGCCGTAGCGAATGGGTATGTCGCGGACGAATATAGGGCGCGCATTTATATCCGCGCCGACGGCACTACATCACCCGCCGGCACATGGTATATCACCGACCTATCGGTCGAGAGGGTGTCCAGCTCGACCCTGATCAAGGACGGCGCGATCACGACCGACAAGATTGCGGCAAATGCAATCACGGCAGGGAAGATCGACGTTACGCAACTTTCGTCCGTTGCTGCGGTTATTGGGGAGTTGCGTAATCGTGTGGACGAGTCTGGGACGGTACCGTTCATGCGGTTGTCTGCAAGCGACTCCCCAATCGAGATTTTTGACAACAACGGTTCCAGTGGGCAACGACTGCTTGGTGTCGATTCTGTCACCGTGAATGGACAGCAGCAAATTCGCGTAGGCATACGGGGTTCGTTCGCGGCAAACACCATCAACGATGCCGCGTGGCTGACTGACGCGGGTGCTGACGCACTCCGCGCACGTCTTGGTTACGTCGCTCCTATAAACCCCTCTGGCGGCACAATCTCACTTGAGGGTGAGGCTTTAAGCCACACAACAGTTACACAATATGTGGACCTCAATCCTAGTACGATCACTTCTGCTGGGGCCGGCGCATACGCCAGTGCGTCACTTAAGCTTTATGGCCAGTATTCAATGGAGACGAGCACTGACCCGAATTGGACAGCACCACGGTACACGGTTCAGTTCCAGTTTGATAACAGCTCGACGTTCGCTTCACCAACCAATTTTGGCTCTGCTCAGCTGCTGATCGGCCATGCAAATTACATGCCTGGAGAACCAGCAGAAGGCATTCCGGGCACGGCTGCTGTAGGAATCTCTGCAACAGCCACGGTTGACGGCAATTTGCCCGCAGGTGAAAGTGCTGGCACGATGTATTGGCGGGCGATAATCACACGCACTGTCGCGTGGCCGGGTATCACACCGAACATTTTCGAGGTGGAGACGTTCACCGCTACTGAAGAGGTAGTTGGCGATGTGGCAGCGCACACCCACACCGATTACGTTTCTACCGGTGGTGGTACCATCACTGGTACCCTCAACGTAGACACAGACCTCTATGTCGGTGGCGGCGGCACTGGGACGACCGGGGCGTTGCGTCTGTTCAAATCAGGCGAACATAGCTACATCAGAAGTTATGACCACTCGGGCAACGTCTATATCCAAGCAGAAGATGCTGGCGGCGTACTGAGAAACCTGTGGTACGCCGACCCGGACGGCAGCTCATACATGTATGCCGATGGTACGGCTCGCATCACGGCGACCACCGTAGGAGCAACAATCTCCGGCTCCCTCACGGCTACCAGCAATATCACCGCGTATTCGGACGCTCGGCACAAGGAGAACGTAGAAACGATTCCGGCGGCGCTGGATAAGGTCGGCCAAATGCGTGGCGTCTACTTCACCCGCAAGGATGATGAGACGCAACGCCGCCACACTGGCGTCATCGCGCAGGAAGTGGAACAGGTGTTGCCTGAAGTGGTCTTTAAGGACGACAATACAGACAGCCTGACCATCGACTATGGCAACGTCGTCGGCGTGTTGATCGAGGCGATAAAAGAGTTGCGCGAAGAAGTGCGGCTGTTGAAGAAGGAGCGCGACAAGTGACTCTCCCAGCATCCGGTACCATCAGTGCCAACGACATCAACGTCGAGCTGGGCCGCGCAGGCACGGCGGCGTTTAGCATGAATGGCTCCGAAGAACGCGCATTGGCTGAGGTCGCGTCCGGGGCCATCAGCTTCAGTAATTTCCACGGTAAGTCTGCAGGTGCTTCTACTGCTGCTAGCCTGACGGCAAGAACTGTAACTAACACTGCCCTGTTTCCGGGTTCGACAACTTGCTACTACAAGCTGGACAATAACGGCAGTGTGTACGGTAACGCCAGCCTGACAAACTACCTTGAAGTGTGGATGGACACAGGCACCAACTCTGAGTTCGACGTTCGGTTCGACTCAGTCAGTGGCGTCACTCCGGTAGCAACTAATATCACGTTCAACACGTGGTTAACTGGCATGACCGTAGACAGGTACTTGAGTCTGAGCAGGACGAGCCTCGGCACCAACGAATTCGTGGTCGATGTCAGCATCAGAGACCAGAGTACACAAACCGTGTTGACAACAGCCCGCATCACAATGCAGGCGAATGTCATCAACTTAGAGTAACTCCAAGGAGAAGACAGATGGCACACACAATCGAGAAAAGATGGAACAGCGCCCGCAGAGCGGATGGCTCTGTGCAGGAAGGCGTAAATGAACTAGTAGGACAGGCTTGCACCAACGTCCTCCATGCTATCCAAGCCGGAGAGGAGTTGTACCAGCAGCTCACCGAGATGGTTGCCTTCGCAGGTGATATGCAGGCGGTTGCAGACCAGCTCTTCAAGGAGCAGTGGGACATGCGAGGCGAGACTGGGGCCAATGCCACTGAACTGGCGATGGTGCAAGACGCGGCTGCTGCTTCCACCGCGCTGCACCAGCTCTATGAGGCCATGAATAATGGCACCGTGACTGCTGATGACCGGGCCGGCAAACTGCGACGCATGATCTGATGGAAGGCAGCGTGATCAGCTTGGAGGCAGCGCTCACAGTCCTCGGCATGGCGTTCGGGGCGTGGGCGGCTGTCGTCGCGTGGGGTGTGCAGGTCATTCGGCAGGAAGTCCGCGACATGAAAGCCGCCGCCAAGGGAACGAGCGATTCTCTGACTTCACACGTCAATCAGACCGAGCGCCGCCTGACGATGCTAGAGTCCGAGTGGCGTTGGCTGAAGGACTGGTTTATAGACATTCGTAACCGCACCAACAACCACGGAGGTAAGGAACTATGATCGAGGCGTCACTCTGGATGGCTGCGCTGGCGATGGTGTTGGGTGTGCTGACCCACGTCTTCGCCGAGATCCGCGAGTTGCGGCAGACTGAAGGGGCGGGATTCCATGTCAAGCACTACCTCGTCGGCTACCCATATCGCAATCTCGGCATGGTCACGTCTGCCATCGGCGCGTTCTGGATGCTACAGGAAGCGAACCAGCTTACGATGGCGGCAGCGTTCTCGGCTGGGTACATGGTAGAGTCTCTGGCAAATAAGTTCTCTGACCGCGTGAGGAAGATTACATGATTGGATTGTTTGATTCTGTGGCCAATGTGTTTATAGCGCTCACTGTCGTGCTGTCAGGCATTGTGGTCACACTCTACAGAGTGTGGCGTGGCTCCAAGCGACGCGAACAGGAAGCCGCCAACATGAAAGAGGAGTGGGCCGAGCTGATTCGTCGTGAGCGACAAGCGCGAGAAAAAGCTGAAGCCGCCGAATCGCATGCACGGCAGAGCGAGCGTGACGTCGTAGACCGCGCAAGGCAGGGCGACCGCACACACTTCGAGGAGCAATGATGAGATGGGCTATCCCGATTGTGCTCTTGCTGTGTGGTGGCTGCGCCACTCGCACGGTGTATATCAACACCGAACTGCCGCTGCCACCGGAGCCAGTGCTGCCAACCATCACGGCGGAGAACGTGGCGTGTCTCAACGACGAGACGTACGAAGCACTAGTGCGCCGGGAAGCGCGGCTGAAGGGCCACATCTTCGTGCTGCGCAAGATCATCGAAGATAACAACAGGAGCGCTGAGCCATGAGCCGACGCAAAAAGACCGTTTGGGCCGTCGCCGCGTTCGTCGTGCTGTTCGTCGTGCTGCTGGCCAATGAGGCGCGCAGCGACACGCTCGTCGAGCTGGTTCCCGGTGTGTCGTGGGTGGGGAGCGAGCGGTACACCGGCACGGGACTCGCCATGGTGGAGCGGTTCCAAGGCAAGTACGACGTCGGGCTGATATTGATGTCTAGCCAAGAGACCAGCGGCAGTAGACGTCCAGATTATGGCGGCAATATGGGCGTTCATGCGCAACGCATAGTTCGCTGGAAGGATTTGGAGCTGGGCTTAGGCGTTGCGTACTGGGCGAACCAGACGCCAGCTTGGTCTTCCAACACGACGTTCTCGCTGTCTGTCGGCTACCGATTCGGCCCCATGGAAGTCCGTGGCAGACATTTCAGCACGGGCGGTTCTTCCGCGCGCAACAGCGGACTCGACATCGTGACTATCGGCTGGAGATTCAAATGATGCTCGCTGCTCTGACACTTACGTTGGCTTTGACGACGGAGCCTAGTTACGTAGACGCATTCTGCACAGGCGTCATAGAGCATCGTCTGGAGGACGGCACACGCGTTGATTGTTTGTTGGAAGACGAGGCGCAGGAGTGGGACTGGGGCAAGAAGTGGCACGAGGCCATCGGCCAAGCACTCTGGTACGCAGCCAATACGGGCAGGCGAGCGACGATTGTCCTGATCCTGAAAGACAACCGTGATGAGTTGGGGTTATGGAGGGCTAGGCGCGTGGTGGCTCACTATGGCTTGCCGGTCACGATTCGTACCGCAACGGAAGAGGGGGTGAGGTGATGTGGTTTTTGATTGGTGTTTTGCTGTTCCCGGCGCTGGTCGGGCTGTTCGTGCTCTACCACATTTTCCGGTCGCAACGGTTGCCTGCGGACAAGACGAATCGCATCAACAAGATCCGGCTCATCTGGTTCGTGCTGACGCGGGAAGACCTGTTCGTGAAAACATTTCCGTGGCTTACCCGCGACGAGTTGGATAATGTATGATCAAGGACCTTCCGAACTTCTCGATGGATGAGTTGCGTTGCAAGGGCAGTGGTATGCTTATCCTCGCACCGGGTTTTGCACAGGCGCTCCAAGGACTGCGTGACGCTGTCGGTGTGCCGATGGTCATCAACTCCTGCTGCCGCTCCAAGGAACATAACGCAGCCGTCGGTGGGCATCCCCGCTCGCTGCATGTGTGCGATGAGCCGTACTGGGTGACGGGTGGTGCCTGTGCCGTCGATGTGCGGGCAATCCGTGGCGAGGATGACGAGTTCCGCGCCCATCTGGAAGCCGTCGCTTGGGCGCGGGGCTGGTCGATCGGGTTCCACCCCCGGTTCCTGCATCTCGACCTCCGAACTGAGTACGCCGGCCGGCCTCAGGCGAGGTTCGTCTACTAGGGGTATTGACAAAGGGTCCGGGGGCATGTTCTAATTTCCCCATGGTCGGATTTCCCGGCCCCGATAGAGGATAGAGACATGACCCGCAAGATCACCAACATCGCCGCCGCTTTTGACATGCTGAAGCCCGGTCTGGTCAAGGAATTCACCGAGTCTGTGACCGCCCGCGTTGAGTCCCTCCTCGCTTCCTACGACAACGACGCCAATGCCATGCGCAAGCTGGCCCATGAATACAGCAGCGATGGCAACGCCTACCGCGCCCTGCGCCATTTCTTTGCGTCGGTCGAGAAGCACCCGGTCACCAACTTCCCGATTCGTTACGGTGTGAACCACGAGCGCATCGCCAAGGAAGCGATCGAATACGCCGATTTCACCGTCGCCAAGTTCGTCATCAAGCTGACCAAGAAACTGGCCGATCTGGACAATGTCGAATTCGTGCAGTCCAGTTACGGCACCGACTTCTCGATCTGCGGTACGCTGAACGGTCGCGAAGTGCAGGTCGATCAGCGCCAGATTCTGAACTGGTCGCCGAAGGGCAACCCGTTCCACCAGTTCCCGGCCCTGATCTATGTGGACGGCAAGAAGGTTTCCGAAAAGCAGTTCAAGGAGCTGGCCCGCTGAGGTATTGACAAAGTATCCGACCATGTGGTATAATTTCCCCATGGTCGGATTTCCCGGCCCTGATAGAGGATAGAGAGATGACCCGCACGACCGCCACCAAGAACCTGATCGAAACGACCGCCGCCGGCTACCCCCAGATGACCGTTGAGGGACATCCCGGTCGCTATGAAATTCGTAACATCCTGACTGGCGCGTGGCGTACGATCTACACCGGCCGGATGGGTATGGCTGCTGAAGAGGCCATCAAGCTGATCGCCTTCGTGGCGCAGGTCGAGAATCTGGACGAAATCCGCACCGAGCTGCAGCAGCAGGAGCGCATGGCTATTATCGACCTGACTGAATTTGGCCGTCGCCTTCAGTATGTGGCGACCATGAGCCAGAGAAACACCTGCGAGCTGGCCGATGCCATCAAGCGCGAGACTCGCGAGCTGGCCAAGATCCGCACCAAGCTGGAAGCCGTGCGCCGGATGATCGAAGGCTGAAATCTAAAGCACCATTGCCGGCTTCGGCCGGCTGTGGTCCAATGGACATCAAGAGAGACTAGAGATCATGAAACATCCGTTCAATGTCGAGTACATCCCGGCCCATTCTCCGCTTCGGATGGATGCGTTCGGCATCGACAAGCGAATTCTGCTGGAGGGTCGGGTGTCTTACCGTCTGACCATTGAGCAGGCAAAATGGCTGGCAGCGCAGCTGGCAGTCGAGATCGAGAGAGCAGAAGAGGCCGAACGCGGCCACATCGTCTAACCAACCCATAGAGTACAGAGGATATTATCATGTCGAAGTTCAACGTTGGCGATACCGTCATTTACAAGGGCAACGAGGCCGAGGTCGTTGCGGTTTCCGGTGGCTGGACCACTATCATCACGCAAGAGGGCCGGCAGCTGAAGGCCCGCAATGGCGCACTGTCCGCACCGGGTGCCAAGCCGAAGGCCAAGCCGAAGGCCAAGCCGAAGGCGACCCCGAAGCCGAAGGCGACCCCGAAGCCGAAGTCCGAAGGCGAAGAGGACGAGGATGACGCGGTGCGGCTGCACCCCGACCTGACCAAGTACACCAAGCACGACATCAAGACGGCATCCGGCCGGCGCTGCATCGACATTGCCGACGAAGTCGCCAACATGCTGCGCGGCCACGACCTCGACGAGGTGTACAAGCTGACCGCCCGCAAGCTCAATGAGTTGGGTGCGAAGACGACACAGGCGGCGCTGCACGACCAGTACGACCACCTGAACCCCGGCATGCAGCGCATGAATCTCGGGAACCGGCTGCGGGCCGCGATTCGCAAGTTCGAAGAGGAGGGCAGCGCCGCCTGACACCCGAATCACCCCCAGTTCGAACCTTAGGACCCGCCCAGTGCGGGTCCGTTTTTATGGGCCGGCCGCACGGGAGCCGCACGGGAGGCCACGGGGGCCACGGGAGCTATGGGTGTGGGGGGTCAGGCCCTCGCGCCCGAGGGAGAGGACGGGAGACGCCACCGGGCGCAACCAGAGGGCCTGGACTCACCCCCGGAGGGCGGGAGGCGTTCCGTTTCTTTTTTATAGAACCGCTCCTGCTGTCCAGAAGACAGGTCGAGGGGCGGGCCTCGCTTTCAGGAGAGGGTACCTGTTCCATCTCTCGTGGGTGGAGATGGAACAGCCACAGGCCCCGTCGGAAGGGAAGTTGCGGCCGGTCTGTTCCCGTGTTCCACTGTTCCATGTGTCCTGAGCTGTCCCGTTAGTGACAGCATCGGGCTTCTATAAAAAGAGACACAGAGGTACAGGATATGTCAAACAGCAGCCTGCAGGCTGAGGATATTTCGCGTTTTGCGCGGCTGTTCATGGGCAACGACCGATCAGTCGGTCGCTACCATCCACGCACCCGCCGGATGGAAACAAAGCATAGGGGGCCGGCACTGGAAGATTACGAGGAGCACCTGATCGGGAAAACCGGTGTGGGTGTTGTGCCGATCATGGATGATAGTAATTGCTGGTTCGGCGCGATCGACATCGACGCGCATGGGGCCGATGAGAGCATTGACCTGATCAAGCTGGAGGAGGAGGTACGTGAGCGGGAGCTGCCGCTGATTGTGTGCCGCTCGAAGTCTGGTGGTGCGCATTTGTATGTCTTCGGTAAGGAACCATTACCTGCTGAGTATGTTCGGGTGGTGCTGGCGCAGTGGGCGTCCGATCTTGGGTTCCCCGGTGTCGAGGTGTTCCCTAAGCAATCGGTTTTGCCGAAAGACCCGGACACTGGGAATCGACAATTTGGTAACTGGATCAATTTGCCGTATTTTTGCCAGCATGACACCGAGCGTTATCAGGTGCATCGTGGCAAAGAGGTTTCGTTTGATTTCTTTCTGACTGCGGCCGAGACTTCACAAATCACAGCATCCCGGCTCGATGAGTTGCGCAGCGATGGCCATGCGGGTGCTCCTCCTTGCCTGCAGCGTCTGATCAACGAGGGCTGTAGCTCCGGAGCCAGAAACGAGGCCATGTACAACCTTACTGTGTATATGCGCAAGGCGTTTCCGGAGGAGTATCGCGATAAACTGTTTGACCTGAACAACCGTATCTTCGACGTGCCGCTGCCGCATAGTGAGGCGAGGCGCACGATCACCAGTGCGTCCAAGCGCGATTATCGGTATAAATGCCGAGAGGCACCAATCAAGGACCTGTGCGATCGCCAGACCTGCCTGAAACGCAGATTCGGCATTTCACCGGCCGAAGCCGAGGATTTAAAGCTTGTCGCCGAGATGCCTGAAATCGGGCCATTGTACAAGTACATGACCGAGCCGGCACGATGGGAGTTGATGATTGGTGACAAGCCGGTAATCCTGACCACGACTGTGCTGTACGACTGGAAACGCATCAGGGTCGCCTACACCGACACTCACACCAGCGTTCTGCCGATGATCCCGGCCAAGGAATGGGAGCGGCAATTGCGAGAATTGACCGAGAACGCCATCCTGCGCGAGGCACCAGAGGAAGCGTCGACCACCGGGCAAATGAGATGGCACCTGCGTGAATTTTTGCGCAAGGCCGACCTCACATCAGATGGTGAAGACCTTGATGAGCGCAAGGCGCTGCTGCGCGGCGTCCCTGTAGTGCAGAAAAAGGACGATGGGCGGGTGGTATACTTCCGAGGCCCGGATTTTGTGGCTTACTTGAAACGCAACCGCAGCGAGGAACTGAAGGACGTTAATCTGTTTTTTGCATTGCGTGGTATGGGTGGTCGTGAGATCAACCACTGTAAGTTGCGCGTCGGCTCTCAGGCGATCAACGTCTGGTATGTGCCGTTGGACGAGGACGGTGAGCCAACGATCGATGTTCCTGACTTCAACCCAGGATTTTGACATGGCTAGGGCAAGTAGATTTTCACCACGGACTGCGAATTCCCGGATAGAGATCGAATGGAACAGTAAGAAAAATCGATTCCAGATCGCCTGTCCGTTCACCGCCAACGGGCTGGTACAGAAGATACCCCGCCGCCGTTGGAGTAAGGCGCTGAGGATGTGGATGGTGCCGCCCGACAGACGCAACATCGAGGCCATTCGTGAGATTCTGGTGCCGGTGGCGACGAGCATCAC